AATCCTTGAAAGGCAACAATACCATAGAAAGAAGCCATTAATCTCTTAACAGCCATTTGATTGTTATACCACTTCGCATATTCGCCATTGTCCGTTTCTCTCGCCTCTCGCATCAGTCGTTTATATTCGTTGCGGAGTTCCTTCAACTCAAGAACGGCTCTCGGCAACAAGCCGAGTTTGTCTGTTTTGTAATATAGCATTTGTTCATGTTTAACATCGCTGAAATCTCTTGGAGTTAGAATATTAACTCCAAACTCAGTTGGCTCAACAGATTTTGTCTCCCAAGAAATGTTTCGTGCAATCATCATTGAAGGATATAGACCAGCAAAATCAAATGCCGCTACATTAAGGTGCAAACCATTTGTTCCTTCGCTTAGTGGGTCGTAAATCATAGCACCTTCATATTCTTGTCTTTTATCTACTTTACTACCTGTTGGTGCTTTCCAATCAGCATTTCGCATGAAGTAAATAGAACCCATATGAGAAGCATAGAAACAAGCATCAAATGGTGCTTTCAGTAATCGTTGAAGAGAAACAATTGCTTCACTACAAAAGTTCTTCTCATCAATTTCAACCATCAATTCAACATCTCTTAAAGCATATTTAAGATAAGTTTCCGTATCTTCAAGCCATGCTCTTCGGTAAAAATCGTTAGGGTCAGGAAACTTTTCCGACACTAACTTCTTCTTATCAAGAACAGTTTCACCGATATAATCAAGAGAAAGAGAAGGTAATGTTCCTCTTTGAGAATCATTCCATTGTCTTTCAAATGCTAAGTCCAAAGACAGGGTAATTCGCCCACCAATGGGTTGTTCAATTGGTGAAAAACCTTTCTCCGAATATTTCGTAGAAAAACCTTCTTTCATGGAATTAAATCCCTTGACTGTTGCCGTTGGTGAAATAATGCGTGGGTCAAGACCCACCGCACAAGCCCGTTCAAATAACTTTGGTAAATCAGCAAAATGACCGAACCAAGCAATTAACATATCAGGGTCTTTTACAATCATGGTGTTCATAAAATCCTCAATCATTTCTTTTTCTGATGAGAAAAAACGCACAGAACAGTTAGAAGGTGGGCAAATATCTCCTTCTAAAATAACATCAGCCAAATCTTTTTTAGTATCATCTTTAGGCCACCACACCCATTGAATATATTCTTCGTCGTAATTATCATACACAACAATTGTAGTCAATTGGTCGTGATATTCTCCACCTTGCGCCCATTCCATATCCCAATACCACTTACGCAGTTTATATTCGGGCATTTCATCTAACTCATCAACACAATACCGAAAGTGAAAAGGAACATCTGCTTCATAGGTTTCCCTAAACTTATTTTTAGCATTCCTAATATCTTGTGCTGACTCAACAAATACTTTTTTCAAAGGCTGTCCCGCAAGATTAACCCAATCGCCACGCTGATACTCAAAATCCCTAGTAAGATATTTAGTAGGTTTATAGTGAGGTCGCTCAGGTTCATCTTGTAAAACATAGAAGTAAGGTCTAAAGGGAACAATTTCATGTTTTTTCTCTCCGTTTTCTCTCCAAGATTTGTATATTCTCATTCCATCATTCATTTTACTAATTATCATTATTATTCACCCTGAAATATGTGGTGCTTTTAACAGTATTCTATCATTCGCTACTACTAAAAGAGGAAAGTCATCTTTTAGATAAAAATTCAACATCTGGTCTTTCTCAAAGAAAGCATAAATTGGAGAACTAAACTCCACCGTAGCAGGTTCTCCCGTAGGAAAAGCAGGAGTTATTGTTTCTTCGTATTTGTTTGTAACATTTTGGCGTGTTGAGACATTCAACACCCCATTATTAAAATCAAACTTATACACTCCACTTTTGACTAATTCACAGGCTTTAATTGCATCCTGTAATTGTCTTTGTGTAAGAGTAAATGCACCTTCAAACTTGGATTTACCAAAGTTAAAAAATGTCTGCGGCTGAATTTCATATGAAATAGGATTCATCATGTTTTGCATTCTTGAAATAGCATCAGCATTTGGATGATTTACTACTAAAGGAATTGAGGCTTTCTTAGTTCCGCAACTGATAAGAATAAAATCATTCACAGAAAAAATAACATTCTCACCACTAAAGTTTTTTAGATAGGGAATAACAGTTTCACTATTTAAACAAACCCTGCCTTGTTCTTCAACCTCGGCATCAATACTAATTTTAACACAAAAAGTAGCATTTCCATTCCAAACTTCAATAGAAGCAGTATCGGCTACCAAATAAGCATAAGTGCCGAAATTAGTTGAGCCAAACCCACTATTTGTTGTTCCTTTGCCTCTCACTTGAACGCTTTCTAATGCTTTCTTTAGAATATCACTATCAATTGTAAATTTCATTCTAATTCCTCCGTTAATTTATTTATTTCTAATTGTAATTCATTGATTTTTGACATAATTCTGTTATTTTTTTCTTTAACAAAAAATTTTCTTTTAGAAATAGAAATAATATCTGACCAATACTGGGGGTATTCGTCAAACATCACTAAACAAATAGTTCTGAGTTTTTCAATGTTAGTTTCTTCTAAAATAAAATCTGGGACTGACTTTTTAATTCTGAAATCCCGAACCCGACCATAAAAACTTTCATTAAGCGTTGAAGGATGTCTTTTACCACGATTAGTGCGAGGACTATATGTTTGCGAGCAATATTCGCAATCACAATGCATAAAACAAAGGTCTTGATAAGGATTAAGACAAGATTTAAGTCTTGTATCAAAATCCTTTACTATCATTCTGCATCTATTTCCTTTCTTTGAGCCCCCGCTATTATAAGAATTTACCCCACAACATTGTTTTGGTTCGTTCAAATCAATCCCTCACGCAATTCAGGCATTCCTTCCCAAGAAACATTTCCACCACCAACGGTTAGAGTTTCCCAAGTTTTGCCCACTAATTCGGTGTTGGTTTTACTGCTGAGTAATTCAGCCTTATACACAACATCATTCTTTTTGCGTGTTCTTCTTGTTGAAATAATTTGATACAGATAATCACCCCAATTATGCCAGTTTGGTTTAGAACCAATAACTTCTCCTGTTGCTCCATAATCTGCTTTAGCATGAGTAATGTAAATTTGGTCGCAATCAAGATTCTTGCACATCATAAGAAGAGAATAGAATGGTGCGTTTCGCTTTCCCCACTCAAACTTCATCTTTTGAGGCTTTCCAATCTTTGAAGAACCAGTTACATTTAAAGTGCAACAATCAAGCCACTTATCAATTCCATCAAATACAAACAGAACATCTTCGCCTTCTTCAATCTTTGACTTCACAAACAAAACAAAATCTTCTGAGTTTGCTTCGGACTTTTGAATATCCAATTCTCCATTTTTGTTTCGCACTTCGGGATTCCAAAGAGTAATTCTATCAGTCATTTCATGGTTTTGTCTCCAAGTAGGTTCGCAACCATCATCCCAGTCAAGAACATAAATCTGTTTATCGGGAAAATCTAAAGCCAAACCGCTTTTAACAGTCTTAGGCTCTCCCCAAATACCACAAATAAGACGATTGTTTCTAGCCATTCGTCCTTCTGTTTGTTTCTTCAACTTTTCTTTGAAGGCAACAACTCTTGCATTGTTAGTCATTCCTTCATCAACTGCGTTTGTTTTATTATTACTGGTTAATCCCATTCTCTTATTCCTCCTTTAATATCTTCGTATTCAAATTCTAATTCAGTTCCTTTAGCGTTTGTCCAACTTTTGAAAAGTTCCTTAACCGCTTGAATATCATTTACCATGATTTTTGTTTCTTTATCACCAATATGAAACGCCACTAAATATGAAGTTTCATCTTTGTCGTTTAATCTGTAAGTCATAAATTCAACATCTCTTAAATTTATAATCCAACTTCCAGCCTTAACTACAAAGCCATTAGAGATAAATGCTGATTTATAATCATTAATTGTAATCTTTTGCATATTTTCACCTTTTTTAAAAAACTAGAGGCTTCGCACCTCTATGGCCGTCATTAACGCCAACGACTACACAAAAGGTGGTTTTAATCAAAACCAGTCAAAATCCTCTTCAACTGGAACTGAAACCTCAACTGCCGAACCATGACGAATAACGCAGTAAAGACCAGCAACATTGATAGTAACTGGCTCAACTCCTTCATCAGTCGTTCTTTGACTAGTTCGCCCAATAACGATAACGGAAGAACCAATACCGAAATCAAGAGTCAAATGTTCAGGAATCCAACAGGTAGTAATACCCGTTGATTCAGAATCATAGTCCATTTCTGCATTTAAGTCAGTTAGGTTAATGATTCTGTTTCCGTTCTTTGTAGGAGTCATGTTCATATTACACACAGTTCCGTCAGTAATCACATAACGCTCTTTAGAAGGAAGGGCTTGACGCTCAATGTGCGCTTTGTCCATATCAACAAGAGGAACAAGATGAGAAGAGAAGTTCTCACGCAAACAATCCTCAAAGTCAAAAGACGACATATCACGGTAAAGTTCGTTTTCGGGATTCATTTCTGAGTTAAGAGAAAGACTGTTCAAAGTCAAATCTTTAGCCCCATAAATATCAGTCCCGTTGTCGTTAGCGATACAAAGGAAATGCACCCATTCAAAAGTGTTTGGTGCAAATTGAACCCCTGCATCATTTTTGTAAGAGAAGTAGTAAGGCTTCATTTCTCCTTGACCGATAGAGCCGAAGAAAACACCGCTTCTTCGCATTTGTTCTGCGGGAAGAGGCTTACCGTAATTGTTGTTTTTACCACCATTCATGTAGGTTGCGGTATTATCCAAAGGAATAAAGAAACGACCATCTTCTGCTTCTTCTGCACCAGAAGGAAGCGTTGAAACAGTTTTTTCACCGTATTCTCCGTTGTGATAGCGGGAAACAACCCACTTTCCAAGTGCATTTTGTGATGCAATAGCAACAATACCTTGTTCAAGGGCATTATCAGCATCACGCATAAACTCTTCTTTTGCCTTCATGCGATTCCAAGCCATCATGTCTCTAGGGGCATCAAGGGAAACAAAGAAACCAAATGCTGCTTTGTAGTAAGAATCATTACCTTTGGATGAATCTCCGCTATCTTGCGTTCTTCGCACATTCGCAACATAGTTGCGCCAAAGACCCCTTGAAATGGGGTTAGTGGTTTCAATGTTGTTTTCGGAACAAATCTCTTCAAACTTGTTCGTCGCTTCTTCAACGCTCATACCAATGTATTGTGCGCTCTTTTCAATTTCTGCTTTCATGTTTTCTTCCATGTTTTTTCACTTCCATTTTTGTTTTTATTTTTGTTCAATTCTATGATAGTTGGCTAATTAACCAAGAGGCTAACACTTTTGGAGTCATAGTGGTTGAACGCCATTCGCTTTCTCCAATAGTTCTAAGGATTTTGAATTTCAAATTACTCTCTAATTCAGAATCAATTACTGCATCATGTAAGCCAATACAGATTTCACGGATAGTAAATCCGTTGTGTAAGAAATCATGTATTGTGCTTAATGCGAAGTTATCTTTATTAACAATTTTCATTAACAATTTTTTGTATTCATTCAGTCCTGCATCAATTTGCGATTTGAGGGTGGAATTGCTTGCCTTTGCCGCTTGTAGTTCCGTAATCGCCCTCCGCATATCACCATTCATCGCATATATAAAGGAGTCCAATTCATCTTGGGAGAA